TACAAATTCAGCATTTGTTGCGGCACCAGTGCCACCAATTCCAGTAATATCGTCAGCCGTCGCAATCAGTTCATTATTGCTGTTGTAAATAACAAACTTATATGAAACTCCCGCAGTCAGCCAGATTTCACCAGTAGGTACTCGACCTGAAGCATCCAAAAGAATAGGATTGCTATGCTGAATGTTGCCAGCGGCGGTGGTATAAGTGGCTTCAGGCGTGGTTGACCCAGCTTGATAGGTATAAATTTGACCGCCCGATAGCAATATGCCGTCATCATCAAAAAATTGTGCGGCGGCTCCACCAATCGGCGAAAGATTGACTGTCATAATTAAACCTCTGGTGTAAATGTTTGCGGCAGCCACGGCGCTACCGCCTTTGGCACTTTCATAGCCGCAATTTGATTTTCAAGATTGGTCTGGATCATCTGCCCAGCTTCGGCAGTCACCCACGCAATGACATCAGCCTCAACTACTTCAGCAAAATCCTTGCCGCCAGGCTCTTTGAAATACCACCAGCCTTCGGATTCAACGTCGCCGATAGAACACAAGTATTTGGCGGCTGTAATTACGCCTTCGTTGGCCTGAATATCTAATATTCTGCAATTCATCAGAATGCCCCTCCACCGATGCCGCCGGTGGTCGTTAAAACGCCGCTGGACGGGTTAAATTTCAGCTTGGTCGATGATACGCTGATCGCCCGATTTCCCGACGTATTGTTGACCCAAGTAACGTAATAATCTGCGTTTGTTGTGGTGTCATCTGTCACCGCCACATTGTTTGCATTTGTTGCAGTTGTCGCCGATCCTGCCGACCCGTCGATGCTTACCCCTGTCAGACTTTGGCTGGCGCTTGTCCTGTTTAACGCAATCGAAGTCGTGCCAATAAACAGGCTGGAATTGCCCAAAACCCCTGACGGAATCGTGCCTGACAGTTGACCCGCTGGCAAGTTGGTAAGACTTGCGCCCGACCCGCTAAACACGGTCGATGTCAGCGTGCCGGTGCTGGGGTTGTACTGTAGCTTTGTCGAGCTGACAAACTCAGTAGTCAGGTTGCCGGTGGTCTGATTGGCAAATAACGGGTATCGCGTTGCATTGGTCGTCGTGTCATCGGTGACCGTTGCGTAAGCGGTCGGCGTCACCCAAGTCGGGGCGCTCGTTCCGTTGCTTTGCAGCACCTTCCCAGCATCACCCGCGCCAGACGCCAAGAACGTCGTTGTACCGGCTCCGGTTTGATAAGGGATACTTGCAGCCGCACCACCGGCCAAATTCGTCGCTGTGGTCGCGCTGGTGGCGCTGGTGGCATTTCCCACCGTGATGCTGGCTGGATCAGTCCAGCCTGGGGCGCTGGCGCCCGCGGTCAGGATGAACGTAGATGTTCCAAGTCCCAGGAACGTAGTAGCGCCGGAACCCGTTTGATACGGGACACTTCCCGCGGCCCCGCCAGCCAGGTTTGTTGCGGTTCCCGCTGTGGTGGCGCTTCCCGCCGATCCCGCTGTGGCTGCGTAACTGACAGACAGGCTGCTGGCCGCAACGTTTTCCCAGCGTTGGGCCGTGCTGTTGTATTGGATGACGTCCAGGTTGTTAAGGGTTCCAAATTGGACGTTGCCATCCGTACCACCCAGCACCGACCCATAAGTAACCCGTACAAACAAAATGCCGTTGTTTGTTCCAACGTTGACCACCGCAGCCATTAAAACGATGGCGTTTGGAACCGCTGGCTTGAGCTTTGTTAGGCCGCCGGTTACCGCTGGGTTGTAATACAGTTCATCGCCTTGTACCCAATTTTCAGCGCCGCCGGTGGTGTTGATTTGTTTAACCTCACCAAACGACACGACAAAAATCCATTCGTTGTTATTGCCGGATTCTGCCGCCACGCCCAAAACATATTGCGCTTGATCTTTGGTCAGCCCAGTTGCGGCTTTACCAACCAAACCGCCCGATGATCCCAGCGTACCGGCAAACGATACGACCTGCCCTTTGGTAATCGCGCCCTGACACTTAATTCGATAAAACTGTTCTTCACCAATTTTCTGAACTACGTTACCGTTCATTTGGAACGCTAACGTTTGAAACTGGTCGTTGCTGTCGTAGTAAATTCGCCCTGTCGCGTCGGTTGGCAGCGGGTTTTGCGTGGTGTTGAACTGAATGTACGTCGGCGTGGCAATCGACCCCGTGATGGCCGACATACTGGTGATGTCGTTGTTTGCCCCTAGAACCGCAGCCGAAAGGTTTGCCCTAGCCCCAGCCGCATCCGATGCGCCTGTGCCGCCATGCAATACCCCAACGTCGGTTGCAGCCCAAGTTCCCGTGGCAATTGTGCCAAGGGTCGTAATGCTAGTTTGCCCTGGGTAAGTGTCCGAAATTTTCAGGCCGCTGGCGCTGGCATCCAAAGTCGTGCCGTTTAGCTTGACCGAAAACGCGTTTGAGATCAGTTGCAGCCCGTTGCCAGCCGTGTACGTTCCCGCGCCGCTAAACTGCGTCCACGGCATATTGGTCACGCCAATGGTGCCGGTCGATCCCGCCGTGGTCACCCAGCCGGTCGCCGACAGCGTTGCGCCGTCCTCGATAAACGTGAACGCACCAGGCACTTCGGCCCAGTTGTTCATATCGGCGGTGCGCGTCCAACCCGATGCCGATGCCGCATAAATGCCGTTTTGCGCTTGGTTAGCCTGATTCTTAACCAAAATGCGGTCGCCAGCGGTCAGGCTTGATGGCCAATCGCCACCCGCCTGCGTACCCAGCCCAGACAGCGTAATGTTGGCGGTCGTGGTGTACAAACACGACGCTTTGATGTCCAGCCCTTGCGCGACAGAGTCAACGTAGGCTTTGTTTGCCACATCGGTGTCTGCCGTCGGGGTCGCAACGACCTGCGCAGTCGTGAAATACGCCGCAGCCGGTACATTCCCACCAATAATCGACGAATCAATGGTCGAATTCGTGATTGTCAGGCCCGACTGATTCGGGTTGATGACGGGGTAAAAGTAGGAACCAGCAGGGCCGACCAGCGTTATCGGCGTAAACGTCGGCTCAGGGCCAAATATGCCCTGTACCGGAACGATGTTTATAGTCTGCTGGCTGGCGACTTGATTCGCCATAATTTATCCAGCCGCCAGCGGTGTTACCAATAGCTCACCATTGGCTGCGCTGCCGATGATCGAAATAAAGAATTCATTTCGCGGCGCAGGCACAACGATTGGATAGTTCATAGACGGCGGCAGCAATACGCCTGGCACCGATGCGCCGGTCGATGGCACTGTTGGAGCGACCGTTGTCGCCGATGTCGTGCCAAGCGATACCGTCACTAGCGCGGAACCAGTGTTAATCAGCGAGACGTAATTGTTTTGAACGTTGGTATTCGGAACGATTTGCAACGCTGTTGATGCGCTGCTCGGTACTGTGATGCGGTAGGACGGGCCGTTGGGTCTAAAACTTGGCAGCATGGTTTGCCCTTTCATTGATTTTAATGAGAAAAAGCCACCCCATGAGGGGCGGCTTCTTCGTTGACTATTCCATGCTGATTAAGGCAGGAAAGTCAGGTCATACCCGTAGATGTACACATCGGCGGTAGCCGCTGCGCCCTGTGCAGTCGTGCAGCGAATAAACAAATTGTCGCCGGTAAGCGAGTCAGTGTCACTCGCAGCGGTCACAACCACTTTGTCGCTGGCCGAGTTGCCGGTCAGTGCGTAAGCGGTTTTGACTGCCACACCAGTTGCGCCTGGACCGCTGTAAACAGCAAGCTGTGCAGTGGTCAGGTTGATGCTGGCGTTCGCCACGATGATGTCCTGAACGCTGTACGACGAGCTGTTTACAATAGCAGCAACGGTGTCAGCGACAGAGTTAAGGTTGACACCCTGTGCGCTAGCCAACAGGCGGTAAGCCTGGTTAGTGGCTAGGTTCGATGGGTGGTTGGTTTGGGTACTTGCTGGTCCTGGATTGCTCATGTCAGTTTCCTTTCAATGTTAATTAGGCTGCGACACGGCAGGCCAGTTCTTGATACAGCGGTGCCCAGCCATACAAGACATCCAGACGGGTCGGGATCGAGTCGTTGTTGATCGTGTACTGACGAACAATACGCATCGACAGACCAAGCTCTTTGTCCGACGCACGGCCAGCGAAATGCACACCGTCAGGCAGCTCAAGATCAGCAGTCGCCAGCGTGAACGCATTGCGGTGCATGATGATGTTCTGCGGCGATACGGTGCCGGTAGCCGAAGTGCCAATCGAGAACGGGGTTACGGTCGCGGTAGCCGAAGTGGTTGGGATCGTAACGTTCTGGAACTGGCCGCCAGTAATGATGGCTGGGACAACAGTAACCGAGATTGTCGAAGAACCCGAACCTGTAACGGTGGATTGAACCACGAAGTTACGCGCCTTGTTCGAACCATACGCCTGACGGTTCTGTGGGTTGACCGCAAACACGTTAGCGATCTGAATCACATCGCCTTGACGCAAGGTCAGGCCAGCCGAGTGGGTCAGGGTAATGGTTGATGACGATGCCCAGCCGGTCGAGATACCGATTGACTGAGTGTTAGCTGTCAGCGTGCCAGCGGTCGTTGTCCACGCGCCGAAAGTCTGCGCGACAACGTTCTGGTCCATCTTCCAGTTCATGCCGCCCGAATCACGACCCATCAGACCTTTCTGATACTGGTCGCTCACCTGCGACTGTGGGTTGAACAGACCTTTGAGGCTGTCAACGATGGTCGCCGAAGTGAATGGCTCGATGATGCAAGAACGACGGCCATCACGCGGTGCGCCTTCTGAATCCAGATAGGCCTGCGCGGTCAGGTAAGTAATCAGGCCGGTCGGTGGCGTGCCAGCGGTGCCAACGATGTTAGCGGTGCTGTTCTTAGCCATTGTCAGGCCGTCAAAATCGATCTTGTTGGCGATAGCCGCCACAGCAGGCTTCAGAACGCGGTCGCTGAACATATCAAGCGACAGTGCCAAATCTTGCGTGGTGAACTGTGTGTCAACGTGGAACTGGGTCGACAAAGTGACAGGAATGCTGGTTTCGTTGAAATCTTCAACGTTCAGCGCAGGGCCGGTCGTACCGATGAAACG